TATCTTTCATAGATACCTTATCATGTAGCTCAGTAATAGATGCTAAACTTTGCTCTATTGCTTCGTTACTTACTACAACTTCTTTCACGCTTCTCCTCCTTCGGCACTTAACATACCTATTAAGTCTGTAAATATAGATGCGTCTTTATTTGCTCTACTCATAGACTTTTTAAATGTATCAAGTTCTTCATCTTGGTTAGCAACAACATGCATTAGATTAGTTAGAGCCACTTCCACTTGCTCTAATCTAAAATCTATTTTGTTTATCTCTTTTCTTACAGGGCTTACTTTTCTACCTAATCCCATATTCTCTCCTTTTCTCTGGTCTATCATCTGTTATCTCTAAGTCCATACGACTACTTATTCCCCTATCTCTTTCTATCATAGCTACCATTAATAAAAGGTAGTTAATAATATCTTTGACTCTTCCTTCTATAGGTTCTGAGTATGTCTTTCTAGTTTTAAAATAACTAAATAAACTAGATATGTGCTTAGATAAATATACAGATAAAACTTCTATAGGTGCAATACCTAAATTACTAGATATGCTATCAAAGTTCCATAGAACATTATCGTTATGATTACCTTCGGTATACTCTATACGTTTGGTATCTGACAAACTAAGTGTTTCTTCTATAAACTTTGTTCTTAGCTTATCATATTCTTTTTTATTCATTTATTTCTCCTGTTTTTAAACCAATAAAATGTTAGGAATAGTAAAAATATTCCTGCACTAAAACATAGAAATGTAAGGCTTAATATAAAAGCATTACATACCCAAGTTGCTAAATCAAATACTATCATTCTACTCTCCTTCGTAATATATACACGCTTCACTAACAGGGCAGTAACTCTTACACTTAACACCACCCCAAGTCTCTTCTTTGTTACACATCTCTGGCATAATGCTCTCTTTAAGTGCAAACTCTAAAGCATCTCTTTTCTCTATAAACTTATTAGTTACATGGTCTTTGTGTATAATCGGTACTTCAAGTAAATATATATTTCTATCTACTCCTCTTTCTCTTGCTACTTGTAGACCACCATCTCTTACTGTAATCTGTATAAGTATCTTGTCTACAGGATAACCATTCTTTTCTAACAATAGTTTATAGAAGTTTAACTGCCATGCCCAATCCCCAAAGTCTGCAGAGTCTTCATCTCTATAAAACTCTTTTATTCTTTTAGGTGTTCCCTTCTTACCCCAACGACCACTTCTTTTGTAAACTTCGGTAGGGTGAAATCCGTGACTAACTTTTAAACCAAGACATTGAGCAACCTTATACGAACCTGTATTCTTATAATCTATAAGAGTTCTATTCTTCTCATCGTACAAATCTACAATACCTGTTATATCGTAGTGTTCTAATGGTAATTCTGAATGTAGACTAGACAATACTTCTGCAGAATCTTCTAGCTTTTCGTGATGTAATGTTCCTGCTAGAGAAAAAGCATTACCTTGTGGGTCTGTATAGAAGTCAGTAGTTCTCTCTAGGTACGCTTGACAAGTACCATTTAATAACTCTGTAGTAGATGTTTTTCTATTCGGGTCTCTCTGTTGAGACATATGTAGTAGGGATGGCAACGCTACTCCCATCTTCTCTATGTCTACATTACCTATAGAAACATCTTCTATGCTTACTTTCTCTCCGTTGGGATATTTAAAACCTACTAACGGCATCTTCTCTCTCCCTTTTTAGTGGTTGAATTTAATGATTCATTACTATTCTCACAAGTATTTTTTACTTTCTTAGTATGTTTTATTTGATTAATTATATACTCTGCTTTTTTCCAACCATATTCTGTAACCAACGCTTTTATTTTTCCCATTCTAACTCCTCTTCTTTGTTCTTTTCCATAGTTTCTAATACTATATCTCTATCTTCTACTATCTTCTGTAAATATATACCACTCTCTTCTAGTAGACCAAACTCATCTTCTATGAATCCATAGGTATCTCTACGAACTCCTCTAGAATCTGGGTATACTGCCAATTCTACAACTACAGTTTCATAGTTTGCATCTATATCAAACGCTTTATTGTTTATCATTTACTTGTCTCCTTTTGTTTTAGAATCTAGGGTTTAGATAGCGTTTATAACTATGCACACCCTTCCTTTGATTGTTTTTACTTTTCTTTATTTGTATACTTCTTGTCCATCTAGAAACTTTATCTTTATTTTTTATATATAATACAACCTCTGTATTACTTTCATCTTTAAATACTAATGCTATATAATCTGCTCTTGATTTTTTAACATCTAACCTTATTGAAGATAGACTATCAAAAGACTCTGAGTATTTTACTTGTATAGTAGTATATCTTATCTTGTTAGATTTGATAGACTCTGTTAAAATATCTACTCCATCATCATCTACCAATGGCTTGTAAACATTGTACCCTCTTTTTAATAGGTCTACTTCTACTATGCTTTGACCAATATAACCTTTAGTGCTAGGGTTTTTCCATTTGTCTTTGTTCATGTTATTAGTCCTCTAGTTATCAAACTTTGCAATTCGTTTATTTATATATTCTATTAAATCAGTACTAAATAGATAGGAAAGCCTATCTTCATTACTCATTGTATTAATATATGTTATTAGTCCATCTAAATTATCTGCTAATCTTACACCTTTCTCTATGATAGCATTACATATCCTTATCCAATTACGAATTTTTGTACCATTAAGAGTACCACTATGATGTCTAAACTCTAAGCTACCATGATAGTATCTAGAGTGTATGTTTAGACCATAGTATCTATTATCATTATACTTTTCTGTACTAGGACTATCTCTTCTATAGTATAAGTCTACTAAGTCTTGTTCATACTTTACAGATTGTAAATCTACGAGACCTAGACCTAGTGGTCTACACCAATTAGAACCTCTTCTAGAAGGCGGCATCATAGAGAATATAGAATCTTCTATCTTAGTATATACTATAGCTATATGAGCCACTTGCCTAGCACTTAAGTCTAGAGAATTAAAATGTAGATGTAATCCACAAGACCTATTAACTGCACCACCATACTCATTACTCCAATTAGTTAGGTAGTGTATAGTTTTATCTAGGGCGTTACCATTGGCAGGAGTAGAGACTAACTCTGTACCATAGTAACCATCATCTGCACTTATAGAACCGTCGCTTACACTTTGCCAGCCAATAGGATAAGACATACTATCAGTATCGTGAGGGTACATACACTCTGCTTCTATACCTACATGTCTATGTATGTTTAGCTTGTCAAAGTTTTTAGAGGTTGTTGTACTTCTAGGTAATGATAGATTACATTCAAAGTTCTCTACACAATCATCATAGCCCCCATCATAACAATTATCGCATTGATACTCTTCTCTACTCTCATTGTAAGTAACTTCATCTCTATCTACATCTTCATTGCAAACTTCACAATATACATACCTATCGTGATAACAATCTGAACAATAGGTACAATCATCAACATAGTAAAGTTCATCTGATTCGTTATAATGTCTCTCTCCACAAGAATAACAATCACTATAATTCTCATCTATACAAGGCTCACATAGACCATCATCAAGTTCACACTCCTCAAACTCTTCTTCACAATCACTACACGATACCATTTCTACTGGAGGTGGCTCTAGCTTATCATGTATTTGTCTCATTTGTGGCATAGCTATACTCCTATGTTTGTAGTTATTATTCCTACTATCAATCCGTTAATTACCTTTAGCCAATTAAGTTTCTTTAGAGCGTTATATATATCTTTCTCTAAAGTATCACTACCTCTATCTATATCTACCTTAGTAGAAGATAGACTATCTATCTGATTGATTAAAAACTCTAGGTATTCATCATAAGAATACTCAGATAGAAACGGATTCTTCTTAGCTCTCTTGTATAGAGTCTCTATTATAAAGCGTTTAGACTTTAGCTTTACAGGATTAGGAAACCCTATTAGTATTACCTTCTTCATCTATACCTCCATCTGTTAATAGTTTACCATCATATTTTGGAATATCCCACTCGCAATCTATACACACATACTTTCTTATATCTGCATCGTACTCTAGTTCATCATCTACAGTATCTTCAAAACATACTTCACAATAGTCTATCTTATCTACATGTAGAGCTTTACTTGCAGGACTCATATTTGCTACTAATTCAGTAGGTAGATGCTCTGCACAATAACCTTGAGACCAAGAATAATCTCCACAAATCATACAATAAGCATCTTCTACATCATTATCATAGGTAGTATCACAAGTCTTAGTACTATTCTTAGTATACCAACCACCATAACCATAATTAAAACCATAGCCGTAATCATCTACTGTCTCTTGACTAATAGTTTTGAACTTCTCTTCCTTGTATTCTACAAGTTTTGTAAACTTGGAAGTATCATAACTATATATAATATCAGTAGGTACTTTTATAATATCTAGAACTAACCCTGCATCTAGCATAGCATTGTTCATAATATCTTCTGTACTAGCAAAGAATAAAACCTTAGCCTTCTTCCAATAAGATATAACCATAGGTCTACCATCTTCTCTAGCTAAGTGTAGAGTAGTATTATTCTCTTTTGCCCAAGCTATTGCAAAGTCTCCATTGATAGATTCAAAGGCTTTGCCCTTCTCTTTTCTATTAAGAGATTGAAATATAACCTCTGAATCTACTTGAGGTATAGCCTTACCTAGTCCTCTAGCAACTTGGTTAAAGTTATAGATAACGCCATTATGTATACCTACAACCTCTCCTATATTAAAAGGGTGTGCATTAGTGACTACTTTTGCTCCTGTGGTAGCGAACCTAGTATGACCTAGCACAATAGAGGTATCTCTATCTATCTTGTCTATTACATTTGACCATTCATTAGTACGAGTAAGTGTACTAGAATCTGTCAATGTTTTGTATGTATACCTTTCTAACGGATTCATAATAGAGAAGCCTGTACTATCTTTGCCTCTAGTAGATGATTCGTCTGTTAGATTGGTAAATGTACGCTTAAGTATATCTAGTTGGTGGTCTGATTGACCATTACTAGTCTTAGCGAAACCAAATATTCCACACATATATTTCTCCTTCTACATGTTGTATTTGCTTATTTTGTTACTTATATATTCACAAGAAGCTCTACCACCAAGCATATCTATTAGATGCATTGGTGTCGTAGAATCTATCTCGTCTCTGTCATATATAATTTTTTCTATATCTCTACCTTTCTTAGTAGAGCGTGATGCTATTTCTTTTACGGATTGCATTATCTCGTAAAGAAAATCTATCCATTTAAGTATAGGTGTTGAATCTATACTACCTTCATGGTATCTAAACTCTATTGTACCATGATAAAATCTTGCATGTAGATTAGTACCAATGTATCTAGCTTGATTGTATTTGTCTGTATTTATAGCTGAGTTACCTACAACTTTATAATACCAATTAGCTAGTTCTACTATATTTCTACATTTTATTATATCATTATAAGATGCTAAGAATCTCTTAGCGTATGTACTAGTTCTTCTTTCTTGAGGTAAAGATTCTATAATATATTCGTCTATATGGTTCATAATTATACATAATGTTTTTAGTTCTTTAAACCTAAAGTCTCTAGCGTTGAAGTGTACATGTATACCACAACTCTCATCTACATAATTGTTTTGGTCATCATTATGAAGTTCTAATCCCATTATAGTCTCTCTAATCTTATCTCCAATAACTGGTCTATAATGTTTAAACTCTACACCTCCACTATTTAAAGAACCATCATATACTACATCAAAACCTTTAGGAGTAGAGACATTATCTAAATATTCATCTGCGTCATCATACTCTGTAATAACCTCGCTTTCTATAGATAGATGTCTATTTATACCATTCTTTTTATGTATTATTGGTCTAGGTGTACGATAATCTCTGTAGGTTGTAAACAATCTATTATTAAGATTCTCTTCTGCACACGAGTTACAAAATTCTGTAAAATCTATTTTAACGTAATTATCTTCTATGTATTTTTTATGAGTATCTAAATATTTATGTCTATTATCTTTAGCTTTAATAAACATTAACTCCTCTAAATCTAAAGTTGTACCATTACCACAATGTTTACAAGACCTATGTATAAAAGGTATATGCTCTTTAGATATAATATATATTCCTTCTTCTACTAGATAGTCTAGTATGTCTACTCCAAACTTATTTATAATATCGTTCTTGTCTACATCTGTTCTATATATATCTAGTATGTGTTTGCTATCTAGAGATAGATTGCATATTAATTCTATTCTTCTATAACAATCCATACAATACTTTTTATCTTCATGCTCTCCAACACCACTTTCTCTAGTGTGAAATATTTGATTACAGCTTTCTCTACTACATACATATAAAGAGTTACCTCTTATTCTAGCAGTATTATCATCTACGCAATTTAATATAGAACGTATATAGTCTTTTTGTACTCTAAAAAACCTATTGCTATATCTTAATCTACTAGGTTCTACCCATTCTACATCTTTTAATAAGTCTAAAAATGCGTTATTGTACATACCTCTTTTGAGTATTGTACTAGCTATTCTAGAAGGGCTGTTTATAACATCTTCACCTCTTCTAATAACTCCAAACCTAGAGATACTATGTTTAGTAGGTTTCTTATAGTTAAGATTCATACACTTACCTAAGTCGTCTGCATGATATAAAAACATCTCATTTTGAAATAGTAGGTCTTGTCCTCTAGCTAGATATCTATTACCTGTTTTCTTATGCTCTATAATAAACCTATGTACATGTCCTTGCCAACTATATCCTTCTATATCTAAATCACCTATAAACATATCTACTTTAAATAGCAAGTCACTTATAGTAGGATAGTTCTCTCTCCCATGTGTAAATAGATAATTGCGTAGACTATGCTTATTTTCTATACCTGCTTTAACGTATATATGTAAATTATCACAAGTAACAATTTCTCTATCTTCTTTACTATCTAGATACAAAACCATTCTAGGGTTAAGTACTAGAACCTCATTTGAATATTGTATCATATCTCAACCTTTGAATATTGCATCTCTAACCTCTCTAATTATATATATAATATAATCTTTGTATAGGATAGCTACACCACTAGATAGTATTGTAAGTATACTAAGGTGTGTCTCTCCACAAGAGCCTAGTAGATGATGTATTATCTCTCTCATTCTCTACTCCTTATCTGTTATCCAAAAATATTCTATATTAAGTGGTTCTTTCCAACCATACTTACTATAGAAGTCAAAGTCTTTCTTTAGTAAATTACTTCTATGAGATGAGTGTATTCTTTCATCACCTAACCAATAAGGCATTTCTACATTATCGCTTACACTATACATCTCCATAGTATTATTATAACCTCGTAGAATCCACTCTTCTATCATAGCATTTCTATATAGAACTAGTGCTTCTTCGTAGCCTTTCCACATTAGAACGGCAGGGTGATTTATCCAACCTCTATAACTACGACCACTCTTAGTAGGTATATTACATAGAGCGTTGTATATCTGCATAGCTTCTACTCTTTGCTTACCTAGACGTCTATAATCTAGTAGCATAGCTGATTGTCTAAAGTCTTCTACTGGTAGAAATGTTTGCATCTATAAATTTCTTATATACCAAGCTACTATAGCTACGATTATCATAGCTATCCAAGCACCTACTACAAATTCTTGTACATCTTCTAAGAACTCTACGATTCTATCTATTGTATTTTTATCTAACATAATCACCTCTATATATAAAAAAAGTAGTAGAATGTAAAATCTCTACTACTCTTTTATTATTATTAAAATTAAACTAGCAAGTGTCAATAAAGTCTATTAACTTAGGTCTATAAAATCGCATACTCTGTTTAATGTTATTTCTAACACTCAATACATAGAAGCCAATTTGTATACTTGCTAGTCTATCTATTATTACTTACTTGTTCTATTTCTCTTTCTCTCTATTTTTTTTCTCTGTGCAGGAGTTCTACCTACACTTTTTAACTCTAGGTTCTTCTTTGTTCTAGCTTGTTTTATTAGCTTAGAGTTTCGCATATACTTCTCCTTTTTCTACTGTTACCAAGTCTTAGCGTCTACGCCTCTTATAAATCTTGTCTTTCTAGTTGGTGTGTTTCTTAATACAAACCTTGCTCTATCTCTTTTGTGTCTTTGTCTGTCTAATTCTATGTTTTCGGCTTCTTCTATCTTGGATAGAGTCTTACATATTGTAAGTTTTTTGTAAATAGTGTTTGTGTCTAGGTCTTGCAGTTCTATTGTATAACCTAGTTTATTATCTTTAGAGCGTATAATCTCTATAACAGACCATAACTCTATTTGAGTCTTTACCTCTATTTTTAAAGTTTTATTATCTTTTGTACTTTCTAATATATAATTATTAGAATCTATATTCTTTCTATACTTTATAATTACATTACCTTTTAATTTTATATGCCCGTATCTATAAAAGTCAAATTGATTATTGATTTTATAATCATTTAGTAGAATATCTTTTTCAGAGGGAAGCCTATTTTTAGAACTTCCCTCTTTTCTATGATTTCCTTTTTCTATCATTACTTGCTTATATTAAGTGTAACCTTACCAAGTGTTGAACCATTAGGCAAATTGGCTTCCCAGTCTTTTCTATTCTCTTCGATTGCAAGTTGTAGAGCCTCATATGCTCTTTTTACTGGCTCTGGTGCAAATTCGTATTTTGGTGGACTTGTTATGTCTCCATTCCTTATTCCCTCAGCTTGTTTCTCTTTGGTTAAATAACCTTTTTGAACTAGTTCTTCACTAGCTATAAAAGATAGTTTCATATTATATTCCTTTTTCTATGCTCAAAAACATCTATGAAATATATATATAGAGATAAATAATCTATATGAGCGTTTTGAGCGTTTGGTTTTTTTCTGCAATATTTCACGCCATAACATACACATAAAATAGTTAATAAAAAATATTGATTATTAAATAAAATGAATTGGAACAAAATTTGCAAGAAGTTGCAAAAAGTTTGCAAGTGGGTGTGTGAGCAAAGTGTATACGAAATAAATAGGAGAAAGTCAAGAAGTATTTTAAAGATATGTTAAGATTGTGACGTATATCACACTTACAAATTAAGTTCTTGTTTCTTGTTGCTGGGTGTGTTAAATTTCCAGCTTTTCGCTAGGCTAGTCTACTTTTCGACCAGTCATTCTAACTTTCGAACCTAAAGTCGAATTTTCAACCTAATAGTCGAAATCCTAACGGAAATAGGGTGGGGGGTGCAACGTAAATATAAGACTACACACATTGTAGCCCATTTTTTTTAGAATAGTATGTGTATTTACTAAGTCCTAATAGCTGCTATACTACTTACTGGGCCAAACATTTCGCATGATTTGTGTATATCTTTGAAATGATAGTGTGGTTGCCTAATATGGTGTTCTGCTTTTTGACTAAAATATACTGCTTGTTCAGATATATAGAATGTTCCTTTCTCTACATAGTGCCATACTTTTGAATTTATCAGTAATACACTTGTTACGTCACCTACAGGCAATAATATACTAGGTCTCACTTCTTTTCCCCTTTTTCTCTTTTATCTCTACAACTTGTACTACACGGTCTGTAAACAGATTTATGTGATTTGCACAGATTCTTGCATCTTTTATGTCTTGAAACCTCTTTATTGGATAATCTGCAGTATGTCTGTTGGTAAATGCTCTTCCCCGAATCATATACCAGACCTCTTCCTTGTTAGTTTGTATTATTCCGTACAAGTTTCAACCTTTTTCATGTAATGAACTTACACACTATTACCTAAGTTGACAAGTCTTTTGTATATTATTTTGCAACTATTTTTTCTTTCTTTTGGATAATACGTTAGTATTATCTTTTTCTTTCTTTTTGTTTTGTTTATAACCCTTGGGCTAAAAGGCCCTATAACTTACAAAGAAAAAACAAGATATACAAGTGTTTTATAAAATACAATTAAAATAAATAAATAATACTTGCGTAAAAACCCTATATGGTAGTATATTAGTGCTATGAATAAGAGTAAAATACTAACAATTGCTAGAAACTACTGTGCTAATTGGAATGTAGGTAAATGCTTAGGTTGCGTTTTTACTAGAGATGAAGGATATCTTAGTATGTGCTTAGATGACAAGAAAGTAGGTAAGAGTTGTAGTGTAGAAGATGGTTGTGACTATTTTCAAGCTATAGTAATGCCCGGTATAGTAGATGATAGAGACTTAAAAACAATAAAAAGTGGAGAGAGAAATGAAATTTGATATTGGTGGACATAATTATAGTGTTAACTTAGTAGAAAGCAAGACTACATCAGATGGTAAGATGCTTTTAGGACACCACGATACTAGAACCTGTACTATTAATCTAGATGGTGGTATGTCTAAGACTAGAACCCAAGAAACTTTCTTGCATGAAGTAGTTCATGTTATCCTTACCAACGCTGGTATGCAAGACCATGACGAAACAATGATAGATGCAACAGCTAATGGCTTATTGCAACTAGGAGTAGGAGATTTTTTATGGAAAAAATTAAAAAAATAGTAACTATATTGTATTATTATATCGAATCTAAGGTTATATTGGGTATAATGTACTTAATAGCGTCAAAAAAGGAAATAAATTGAAAAGAGCAATAGTAACACCAGACAAACACTTCCCCTATGAAGATAAACCTGCTATTAAAGTCTTGTGTAAAGCTATTGAGCTTGTCAAACCACAGATATACATAGACCTTGGAGATACAGGGGAATGGGAATCTGTTTCTCATTGGCAATGGAAAAAGAAAAAGCGACCACCATTGGAATATCAACTGCCTTTTGTGCACAAAGAAATAAAAGCTGTGAACAAAGGTATGGATACCATTGACAGGTCGCTAGATAGGGCAAAAACGAAGGAACGCCATTTTATCGAAGGTAACCATGAAGACTGGTTAAATCGCTTCGTAGAAGAGAATCCTTACCTTAGTGATACAATGACTGTACCAAAGGCATTGAAGTTAAAAGAACGAGGCTATAAGTATCATAAGATGGGCAAGTATCTAAAGATTGGTAAGATTAACTTCTATCATGGGCATCACTTTGCTGGATTGACTCACACTAGAAACCATTTGCTTAGATTAGGTGGTAATGTTATGTATGGTCATCATCATGATATACAACAATCTTCTGTTACTCATATAGATGGAGTTAAGAGTGCTTGGAGTATTGGATGCCTTAAAGATATGTCTGACGATGCTAATGAGTGGTTAGGCAATAGAAAGCATAATTGGCAACACGCATTTGCTATTGTAGACTTTCATAAAAATGGGAACTTCAATGTAACTGTTCATCAGATAGTAGATGGTGTTAGTACTGTAGATGGTAAGGTACTAAGAGCATAGTGCAAACAAGAAAGATAAAAAAGATAGAGTATCCTTTATTTAGAGACGAACAAGAGTTTAGACACTATATGCCTAATAAACATCTTACTAGAGATTGGCGTGATAGTGAAGAAGGCGATTGGGTTTTAACAGATGACAAACAAGTTTGTATGGTTATCAAAAAGAGTGCACTATCTACTGGTAGTAAAAAACAAATTAAACAGGACTATATAAGAACTGTAATAGGTTCTTTCCTATGTAAACCATCTGTTAAGATAGAAGGTGAGATGAGAAAGAATATATACTCGTTTGGTAGTGCTGACAAGACGCCTAGAGAAAGGCAACAAAGCAGAAAGAAGGCAACTACTAAAGAATTTCTATTTGCTAAGTATGTAGCAAAGGGAGATGACATAGTAGACTCCTTTATTAAAGCTTTTCCAACAAATAACAAAGAGTATGCCAAGAAAGAAGCTGGTATGCTTTTAAAAACAGACAGGGTAAAAAGTTTGGTAAGAGAAGAAATAGATAAGCTTATGAATGAAGCAGAGATTACACCTCTGTATATTCTAGAGAAGATGAAAGATATCATTGAGTCGGATGGTTCTAGAGATAGCGATAAAGTTTCTTTACTAAAAGAACTGGTCAATATCGCAGGGATGAAAGATATGGACAAGAAGTCTGAGTCTGTTACCGTATTCCAAGGTTTCTCACCAGAACAACTTAATGCTATAGGTGGCAATAATGTTAAACAGCTTGCAAAAGCTGAAAGAGAAATAGAAAAATGAATATTTATGAAATAATAATAGAAGTGCTTAAAGCGGCTAGAGATAAAGGAGCTTCCCTAGATAATGATTGGGAGATAGAAGATATAGCCACAGAAATATATGACATGTACTACAGTAGTGAAATGATTACTAGCTACATAAGTTCTGGATATATGGAAGACCTTAAGGACTACTGGGAAGAAAAACCTTTAAATGATTAAGAAGCTAGCTGTATATGGGACATTAAGAAATGGTAAAAGAAAAACATGTAAAGTGGATGGTTATAGCCTTGTTTACCCCGGGCATTATAATTACCCTGCTGCTATTATTAACAATAGCTCTAAGGGAATGGTTGTTGAGGTAATAGACGTAGAGCAAGAAGATATAGATAACTATGATGTATATGAAGGTATAGATACTGGTCTATATGATAGAAGAGTAGTTACTGCGTATGATGGAGAAAAGAAGGTTGATGCTTGGATGTATACAGCTGGGCCTTTGCTACTGCAACATAAAAGTGTATTTGAGTTAGTTCCAAAACAGGATTGGTTATCAAAAAAGTCAAAGAAAAAAACAGCTTTAACATAAACAAGAATAATGTTTCTGAAAAAGAACAAGTTCTTGAATTAGCTAGAAAAGACATTATAGCCTTTGGTCAGTTATTTATGCCAGAGGACTTTATGAAGTCTACTCCAGCTCCATACCATTATGAGTTAAGTGATTTACTATTAGATGATACGAAGAAACGCAATTGCATTATATTACCTCGTGGTCATAGCAAGTCTACTCTTGCTAAAGCAGCTCTTATGTATCATTTATACTTCAATCCGGAAGGTAAGAAGGAGTTTATAGCTTGGGTAGCTGAGGAGCAATCACAGGCAATAGACCACATTAAATATATACAAAACCATATAGAGATGAACCCTGCTCTTAATTATTACTTTGGAGACTTACAAGGTTCTAAGTGGACAGAGAAAGAGTTTACTACATCAAAAGGCGATAGGGTAATTGCAAAAGGTACATCACAAAGACTTCGTGGTAGGTCACAGCTTGGTTTAAGATATACAAAGATTATACTTGATGACTTTGAGTCTGAGTTAAATACAAAAACTCCAGACAGAAGAAGAGAGATTAAAGAATGGGTTATGTCTACAGTAGAACCAGCCCTAGAAAACTCAGCAGGCAACGAAGGCTCTGTATGGCTAATAGGAACTATAGTTCACTTTGATTCCTTTTTGCAAGGTATCTATGATGGATACACAGAAGCTACTAGGGATAAGAGAAGATATGCTTGGCATGTAATGTACAAAAAAGCCATGACGGTAGATGGAGATGTTCTATGGCCTAGTTACTTTACAAAAGCAAAGCTTTTAGATATAAGAAGAAGATTTGAAGACGTAGGCTTAATACATAAGTTTGCACAAGAATATTTAAACGAAGCTAGAGATTTAGCTAATGCTAAGTTTAAAACAGATAAATTAGAATACTATAATCACGAGTTTCACAGTAAAGACAACTATACTTACCTAGTAGATAAAGATGATGCTATACCTATTAATGTTTACCTAGGTGTTGATTTAGCGTATGAAGCTAATAGTCATAACGATTATCAAATTATAATGGTTGTAGGTGTTGATAGCGATAGAAACTTTTATGTATTAGATTACTTTAGAGAACATATACCATTGTACGATATGCCTTTAGAAATATTTAACTATGCAAAAGAGTTCTCTCCTGTAAAGCGTGTTAATGTAGAGATGGTTGGAGCGCAGGGGATTATTAAAGATGCCGTCAACCAGATGTCTGGCAAAGATAGAAAGGTTGCTCCCGGTATTGCACTAGGTGTTAGACCTCCTACTGGTATAAAAAAAGAAGATAGGCTTGAGTCATTGCTAGCTCCTATAGTAAACAGAGGTAAGTTGTTTATAAAACGTAAACATGTAGAGCTAGTAGATGAGATGTTTCAGTTTCCAAAAGGAAAGCATGATGATGTGCTAGATGGACTTTGGTACGCTATTAATAATGCTAGACCACCAAGAAGTAAAAAGTTTGAAGCTTCTGATTTCTTAGATGATAATTCAAAAAGAATGAGGAAAACTAAGACGAATAAAGTAATATCTTGGATTACTGGATTAAAAACATAAAATAATACTTGCGAATTTAAGTATTATTTTGTATATTATGTGCAAGTTATAAAATAAAGAGGTGTAACCATTTCTAGTATAAGAGAGCTGGAGCAAAACGAAGGTCAACATTCCGAAGTCAATAAACAGCTTTGGAGAATGTGGAGAGACGCTAGGTCTGATTGGGATACAGAAGCTAGAGAGTCTATAGATTTCTTTCTTG